CCTGTAGAGGTCTAGCGGTGTAGGAGATTGCATATCTACAATCATATCATCTCTATTCATATTAGTACCTACTATTTTATTATCTACAAAATTCGTGTCTACAACTTTAAGCATACAGATACGAAGTTAATAGATAAGTTTAAGTAGAGAGGCGAAGATTTCTCTCCGCCCCGTTCTACTGTCAGCCGTTCTACTTCTTTATGTTCAGGTCTACTTTCTTTATTGTAGCTACCCCTTCAGGTAGGTTGCTGTTCCATTCTTCAAGATGCAAATCTACTACTTCTAGGAAATCCCTCCAAACGTCTTGTACTTCAGTAGGTGCAAAGCTAAGTTTACCTATTCTAGCTTGAGCCACACCTAATGTACTGGCCATCATATCGGCTACATCCTTTCCTTGTAGTTCGGCAATCATTCTATATTGTTCGCCTGTTAGTTTTTTACTCATTCTATTATTCTCCTTTGTAGGTTGTTTTTTTATAGGTCTTATTGAGACTCGTTCTCATTAGTTGTTTTTTGCCTATTTTCACGCCAAAGAATACAAAAAAAATAGTCAATAAAAAATATTGTTTATTAACTTTATTCTTCATAACTTCAGGCTTTTTCGGTGATAATGAGACTCATTCTCATTAGTGAGGTGTTAGATGATATTGAGACGCAATCTCAATAAGATGGTATGGTGGCTTGTTGCTACTGAGACTCAATCTCATTAAGTTGGCTCACCAATTGATACTGAGACTCAATCTCAATAGTTATCGAACCAGGATTTCACTTTTCGAACGGTAATTCGAAATTTCGAACGGATAAGGGGGGCGGGGCTATAGCGCAAATAAGGCTTACACACAATCTCCGGCTATTTTTTAAGAATAGGAGTGTAGTTTACTGCTAAATAGCTCTATATCAACAGTTTCCAGAGAATCTGCGTTTTGTAGTCTGCTAATTATTTCTGCTACTTCACCTATAGTTTTACTAGTTGGCTCTAAAATATCTATTATTTGCATATTATTAGCTAATTCTATAGATTTATTTATATTTTGTATTGTGCTACTCTCACTGTAGACGTTGTTTAGTGCTTTATCAAACCTAGTTTTCATTTTCTCAACCTTTTTGTTACCTTAATTTACTAATGAAAAGTACATTGAATCAAGTGTTTTTTAAATATATTGTAAAATAATATCTAAGGTATGGGTGTCTATTAGTTCAGAATACCTTTATTTGGCGATATTTGGTGTGTTTAACGAATCAAAGTAAAAAGTACGGGTATATTGTTGCCTTTGCTAGTTTGAGCGTATTTTGAGCGAATTTTCCCCTGTTCTTGTATCTTTTAAATAGAATAGGTATTTTAATATCTCGTGTTCTGCTTCATTTCCACGTACACCAGCTACTTTTGTCACATATTCTACTTCGTAGCCTTTATCCTGTACGTCTTGTATCTCTTCCCACTTGACGTTCTTGAACAGGTTCTTCATATCTAGTTCTTCTTCTTGTGGTAGAAGTGGTACTAGTACGAAAAATCTTTTCATAATTATCTTTATAACGTTTAATATCGGATGTTCTATCCTTATCGCCTTTGCCATTCATCTTTCTTTCTTTTAATATTACGTTAGTAATATATTTTCTTTCTTTACTAAGTAAACTAAGTAGTTCCGGGTTTCGAACCCTTACAATATAATAACAAAACCTATATAAAGGCAAGTGTTTTATTAAAAAAGATAAAAATAAAATAACTCTTGCTTCATTTATGTATTGTTTTCTAACTTAATACCGTTAATATGACCAAGATATTAAATATTGCTAGGCAACAATGTGCGAATTGGGACGTAGGTAGATGTATTGGCTGTGTGTTCAATCGCAACAATGATAAGCTTTCTATATCAATCAGTTCAAAACTGAGTGGTAAACAATGTATCGTTGAAGAAGGATGCGATTATTTCGAATCTGTGGTCATTCCGGGAATTGCTGACAATAATATGAGAGAGTCAGCTAAACTATCAAGAAAGTTATAGGAGTAACAATGATTATAGGTGGACATCAATATAGAATAAACTTAGTTGAAGAGATGAAAGTGGATGGAGGTATCGTATTAGGTATGCATAATGCAAAGAATTGTAGCATAGACATAGATAAATACATTACACTATCAAGAAAGAAAGAAACTCTGATACACGAGATACTTCACGTTATATTGACAAATGCAGGATTTCAAGAGCAAGATGAGCATTATATAGACACAATAGCCAACGGTTTGTTACAATTAGGTGTTGGAGACCTATTGTGGGAAAAAATGGAGATGAGTAAATGAAAACAGCCATAGTCATAGTCACAATGATTTCTGGTAAGCTTTATTTCTTTATGGAAGCAATGTTTATTATTTGCCTAGTAAAAGTGCTTAAAGGGGTGATTAAGTGAAAAGAGCAATAGTTACCCCTGACAAGCACTTCCCACTTGAAGATAAGAAGGCTATAAACATAGTATGTCAAGCTATTGAGCTTGTAAAGCCAGATATCTACATAGACCTAGGTGATACTGGGGAGTGGCAATCTGTATCACATTGGCAATGGAAGAAGAAAAAGAGACCTCCTCTTGAATATCAATTGCCATTTGTATATAAAGAAATAGAAGCTGTCAATAAAGGGATGGATGTAATAGATGCATCTCTAGATAAGGCAGGAACCAAAGAACGTCATTTTATAGAGGGAAATCATGAAGACTGGCTTAATAGGTTTGTTGAAGAGAATCCATACTTGGCTGAAAACATACTCGTCAAGAATGCACTCCGTCTTGATGAGCGTGGATACAAGTATCATAAAATCGGAAAGATGCTCAAAATTGGTAAGATTCATTTCTATCACGGTCATCATTTTGCAGGAATTAACCACACTCGTAATCATCTTCTTAGGCTCGGTGGTAATGTTATGTATGGTCACCATCATGATATTCAGCAAAGCTCTGCTACGCACATTGATGGGGTCAAATCAGCGTGGTCAATCGGATGTCTAAAAGATATGAGTGCTAACGCAAATGAATGGCTTGGTAATAGACAGC